AACCCCATAATCATTTAAGGCACTTTTTCCTTTAAATGTTATCGGCAATTTTACGTTATTGTGTTGGTTTGATATCGTATAGTACTGCCATTTATCTCTATTTGTAAATAGCGGTCGTCCCATTAAAGATAAAATATTATCTTTTGATGCTCCATTTAACGGCGTTATTATTCCCATTTGACGATACGATGTATCCACTGAACCTATGTTAGTTGATACATTTATTGGAACCATATTTCTTATTGGATTTGGAACCAAATAACGCTCATCTCTATAAGGGGCAGCATAAGGATCCAATAATACGTCTCTCGGTAAATTATTATATGGCCAACTCGGTAAAAAATTATTTAACCAACCACTATTATTTGAATCATCCTTATTTATATCATTATTTATGGTAACACTTTTACTATTTGAATTGGAATAAATAAAAGTCACTAGAACTAACAAAATAATAAACAGTAGAAGCAATGTAACGTTTTCAACACATATAACTCCCGGTGGACATTTTTTCATTAATATATTATATTATTAAAATATATTGATCTTATTGTTTTTTACTAGGCGCTATTATTGGAGCATTACCTAAACCACCTATACCTTTTAACGAGTTAGTTAATCCACCAATATCAAAATCCTTTAATAAACTTTGAGCGCCTTGTAAAACAGGAACCATATTTTGCATTGTATCAAATAAAGTTTGTTGTTGCTTCATTAATTTTTGTGTATCTTTTGTTAGTTCTTTAATAGAATCACTACCTAATATATTATCCAAATTTTGGTATGATTGCTCAATTGTAGCAGCATAATCTAATCGTGGACCAAAGTGCTCCGACGTATTAGAACTTTTTTTACCACCAATTTTTTCTCCAAAACCCTCTGGGCCTTCCTCTGTTGATGTATTTAAATCCGAATTATTCGCATCAATTATTTTTTTAGAACTATTTGCTTTTTTCTTTTCTAACTCTGCCTTAATTTCTTCATCACTGTTAGTTTGTTTTACAACATCTATAGCATCAGCTATTTCAGAATCACTATTTTCAATTTTACTTAATGTTGTTTCTGTTGTCTCTGTTGTTTCTGTTGTTTCGTTTTCTAAACCTTCTCGCATTTTTCTATTAAACATTAAAAAATTCGTTGATATTACAGCTATTAATAATATTACTGTCATATTTTTATTAAATTGATATGTTATTAAACTAACTAAACCAAAAAATATTACTGCTCTTGTTTGATTTGTAACTAAATAACCCAATACATTTGTAGCTGATATAAATACCATAAAATACAAAAAGTATTTATTAGTTAATAATTTTGAAGATTCTCTTGCAAAACTCATACTATATATTATATTGTTTTAAAAAAAATTGAATAATTGTTTTAATATAAACAATATAATATATAATTATGCAATATCAACCGACTAACCAAAATAAATGGCATTTAATGTTATGCGAATTACATTTGCCTACAATGCATGGAAAAACAAATAATAGTGATCCTAATATTGAAACACATTATTTAATTCACGATTTATATAACCCTACTGAACTATATGAGACAAATTATTCATCTGATTCGGATGATTCTGATTCTAATGATGAAAATAATTCTTATAATAGAATACATAATGCAATAAACTATCTTAAACAAAAATATTTATATATAACTTATGAATTTGATCCCATATTTCATAATCACCCAATTATAAGAAATTATTATAACATTGTTTCTAATCCTAATTATATTCAACCCGAAATTGGACAATATATCATCTTACCAACCCTCGAAGCTGTTGCCGTTTTAAAAACATTTTGGATTAGAATTATTCAAAGAAAATGGAAAAAAGTATTCAAACAACAACAACACATTATTAAAGAAAGATATAAAATACACAGTTTACAATTTAGACAAACTACCGGACATTGGCCTACCCATTGTAAAACATTTCCTACATTAAAAGGAATGTTACATAACCTTAAGAAATAATTTATTTTCTTGATCTTCTTTTTGTTCTTGATCTTGGTCTTTTATATCCTTTTTTGGATTTTCTCTTTGTATTGATATTGGTTCCAGAAGATGAAATTGATAAATTACTAACATCAGAACTTGCATTATTTAATTTATCGTTTTTATTATATGTGTAACCGCCTTTCATAAGTTTACGACTTTTTCGAGATCTCCTTTTCATCGTTTTGCGTTTACATTTACGTTTTCCTCCAATCTTAGGAGCATCGGGTATTTTTAATTTTTTATTTCTTAAAATCTCTTTTATTATGTTTCTATTCGCAGGAACATCCACATTTGAGAATGCGCCAGCATCAAAATCCTCAATTGTTGTGTTGTCATCATCTATATCTTTATACGTTAACCCTTTAAAAATTCGTGGTATATCACTTTCTTTTGTGCCAATTGATTTTAGATATTTTTTATATGCTACAATTTTTGCAAAATTGTCGTCGACCTGTTGATATTCATATTTTACTGGTGTTGATTTTACTGGGGTTGATATTACTGGCGTTGATCCAGATGACCCGCTTGCTAATGACCCTGTACCTGCAGTATTAATATCAATTATAACTTCAGTTAAACTTTGTGTTATTTGATTTAATGTCTCTTCGAGATCTGGTATATTCATATCTGTTGTTATGTTAGATAATGTAGTAATATGTTGGTCTAATAAAACACTAAGTGTTTCCAATTTTTCATTTAGTTGGTTTTGCTGTTCATTAAATTCATCTATTTTTTTTTTAAGGTCATCGTTCTCAATTTGTTTTGTAGCAATATCACTTTGAAGTTCTTTTTTTTGTTTTTCTAGTTCATCAATGTCCGTCGTATATTTTTGATTAAGATCATCCAATGCTGTCTGTTTTTCAGCATTATTTATATTTAAATTTTCTATTTCTGTTTTTTTTTTTTCGTTTTCTTCTGTTAACTTTAATTTTTTATTATTACAATCATCAAAATTTATTGTTAATTCATCTATTTCTTTGCTCATATTTGCTTCTCGTGCTAAAACGAATTGTAATTTACTTTCTATATTATTAAGTTTTATTCTATTTTCATCAAGCTCTTTTCTTGTTTTATCAAGTTCATTAAATACTATATCATATTCTTTTTTAGCATCAATCAATTCTTTATATTTTGATCCTTTAAAATCAATAATTAATTTTAAAATATTTTTTAATCTTTCCATCAAGCGTGTATTAAAAGCTGTTCTATTTGTTGTTAACTCTTTTAATTTTTCAGTGATAATTCTTTGTATTTCTGGCAATTTCGTCTTTATAATTTCATCAATCGACATCTATATATTATTATTTTATTTTATCTAAAATAACTTTTATTCAATTAATTCATCTAACTCATCCTTAACTTTATCAATTTCTCTAATAATATCTTTTTGATCGTGTTTTGCAACTCTAAGCTGGTCATCTACTAATTTTTCGGTCTTCATTAAATCCTCCATATATTCCTCAAGCAGTACAAGTGCATTATATTGTTGTTGTTTTTCTTTAACAATATGATTATAATATTTTGAATAATTTTGTTTCACATCACTTAAATAATGATTCACTTTCGCTTTTTTGTCTAAATCTCTTTTTTTTTTTATTAAAAGTCTTTTTTTATTTTTTATTTCCGTCTCAATTTGTAATAATTGTAAGTCTCTTTCAGCCAATTGTACCTTCATACTTATTTTATTAAGTTATTAAAATTTTACAAATTTTACAAATTTAATATATATTATGAAATAAATATAAAATCTATAGTATATATAACTTTAGGATGTCAAAGAATACTACAGAACCCTTGTTAATGCCTGACGATAACAGATTTGTAATGTTTCCAATTAAATACCAAGATATATGGGATATGTATCAGAAACAAGTTGATTGTTTTTGGCGCCCTGAAGAAATCGATTTATCGAAAGATTTAACTGATTGGGAAGCTCTCGAAAAAAATGAACAATATTTTATTTCTATGATTTTGGCTTTTTTCGCCGCATCGGATGGAATTGTCTTAGAAAATTTGGCCGAAAGATTTATGTCGGATGTTCAGGTATCGGAAGCAAGGGCGTTCTATGGGTTTCAAATAGCTATGGAAAATATTCATAGCACAACCTATAGTATCCTAATTGAAACATATATCAAAGAAAAAGAAGTTAAACACAAGCTATTTAATGCCATTTCGAATTTCCCTTGCATTAAAAAGAAGTCCGATTGGGCGCAAAAATGGATTCACGATAAAAGATCCAGTTTTGCGACACGTTTAGTCGCGTTTGCCTGCGTTGAAGGTATATTTTTTAGTGGGGCTTTTTGTAGTATTTTTTGGCTTAAGAAACGCGGTTTAATGCCTGGTCTAACATTTAGTAACGAATTGATTTCACGTGATGAGGCTCTGCACTGCGAATTTGCTGTTTTGCTGTACTCAAAACTTATTAAAAAAATGGACAAAACTCGCATTCACGAAATTATTAAAGAAGCTGTTGAAATTGAAACGGAATTTATTTGTGATGCATTACCGTGTAGAATTATTGGAATGAATGCTGAGCTTATGACGCAATATATTCAGTTTGTCGCCGACCGTTTATGCGTTCAACTTGGTTACAAAAAGATTTATAATGGTAGGAACCCGTTTGATTGGATGGAAATGATAAGTCTAGAGTCTAAAACGAACATGTTCGAGAAATCGATATCTGAATATGCTTTGGCAAATAAAACAAGTTCTGTTAACGATTTTGAGTTTACGAATGATTTTTAGTAATTTGAAATGTTATAATGTGTTATAATATGTTATAATATTTTAACTTAAAGACAATTTTATATTAATAATTATAATGCCAAAACATCAAACGGATTACTCTAAAACAATTATTTATAAAATTTGTTGTAAAGATCCCAATATAACTGATATTTATATTGGTCATACAACTAATTTTATTCAAAGAAAAAAACAACATAAAACGGCGTGTAATAATATAAATTGTAATATATATGTATACCAGTTTATAAGATGTTATGGAGGATGGGATAATTGGTCAATGATACAGATAGAAGAACACAATTGCAAAGATAGAAGGGAAGCAGAATCTATTGAACAATATTGGATTGAAAAAACAGGAGCATCATTAAATAAAAATAAACCATATGCTATGTGTAAAGAAAACCCCCAATTATATAAAAAAAATTGGTATGAAGAAAAAAAAGATTATGTTTTTGAAAAGGCAAAAAAAAATTACGAAGAAAATAAAGAAGAAAAAATTGAATATCAAAAAGAATACGCACAAGAAAACAAAGAAAAAATTTCAGAATATCAAAAAGAATATATAGAAAAAAATAAAGAAAAATTATCCGAACAAAAAAAAGAATATAGAGCAACACATAAAGAAGAATCCGCCAAGGCACAGAAAGATTGGAGAGAAGCGAATAAAGAAAAGTTAAAAGAAGAGAGAAACCAAATTATTCAATGTGAATGTGAAAATTCATATACATTTGGAAATAAAAATAGACATTTTAAAT